GTGGGGTCCGGATCTAGCGCATAGTGCGCGATCCTAGGTCCAAAGTTTTACTTTGGTCGGACTTGCAGTTCGTTGGAATAAGCCTTCGGAAGGGTATAATACCCAACAAGTACATGTAGTACTATTTCCGAAGCATCTGTATCGAACTGCAAGATAAGCCGATTGAAGCGGGTCTAGGTGGGCCATCCATTCTTAAATGCGGGGCTGATGATCTCCGCAAGGAGGTCATTAATGAAGAAGGAAATTTCAATCGCCATAATGGCGACAATCCTTGTTCTTCAGCTGATAGGAAGCACTGTTGGCGGTATCGTTGGCAAAGTTGCCGACGAGCTAGCAGAGACCCTATCAAACCGCATCCAGATTGAGCAAATGATACAATCTGGTGATTTCTAATGGCGGTGGTAACGGATGTTACTCGAGATCCAGTTGATAGCTGGTTTTCGGATGACACCCGGTACACTGGAAGCTTGTGCGGAAGACCTATGCCGCACTGGCTCGAGTGGAATAAAAAATACCACAGCGTAACTTCGTACCGTGGGGATCAGAAATTTGTTCAAGTAGGGCCTAAGAAAGTTAAGGCTTTTAACTACTTTGAACGTGTAAAAATGGAAGATCCCGTAGCGGAACTCTGGTGCCAACATGGCGCAACCGTAACATTACGGATGTGCCAGAAGTGGCTATCAGAGGCTTGGAGACAAAGCCAAAAAGGTTACCCTGCCCTACTTACCACTAGTTTATTTCAAAGTGGTGATGTCTGTCCATTCGCTAGTGTCCAGTCCGTTAGGACTTGGGCGCGCGAGAGGAGAGAAACGGTAGAGAGAGACCTTTTTATTAAGGCTAATGCTCCAGTATTCGAAGGCGCGGTATTCTTGGCTGAACTGACAGAAACGATCACTGAATTACGATCGATTCTACTCGGTGCTATCAAGGGTATCAAGCACGCGGCAAGAGCGAGAAAGACGCTGAAACACCTCGTCCTCCATCCGGAGGAGTTGTGGCTTTGGTATCGTTACTTTCTTTTGCCAGCCATGATGGATGCGGAAGATATCATTGCGGCGTTAAAGCCGCGATTGAAAATCGACCGTGTCCAGGATGGGTTCAGAAGCGACGGACTTCAGACTATGACCGGTGAGAATTCTTACACCGGTACATATGGGGATTGCACTCTCAAATGGGAGAGCAAATACCGTTACTCTGGAGGTGGCGCAATCGATATCATCGACCGATATGACCCATGTGAATGGGGCACGTCGGCTTGGGATATCCTGCGCGCGGGTTGGGAAATCATTCCTTTCTCGTTCGTTTTTGATTGGTTCATTGAAGTCGGAGACTGGCTTGCCAGTCTACGAGAAATTGACTTGGAAATTGCACAATCATATGCTACAATTGTGGTTGATGCACAGACCGAGATCAAGAGTATCGATGGCGATCTGTGGGAACAGCTTGGAGGTAAACCATACTTCAAGATGTTTTACATGGAGCGCGTAGTCGACTTAGAACCCCCTACAACGCCGCTGATCGATCGTAACAAATTGTCTCTGATGAGACAGATCGATGCAGTGAGCTTAACCTTGGGTATTCTACGTGGAATATTCACAAACAAGAGGATTTAGACAATGTCTATCTCATTGCTCGATGGTGGGACTACTTCCACATCTGGTGGCTCGGCTCAAACTTTTAGCCGGACCTCTACGCCAGTTAACAACGGTTATGAGTATGCCGATGTTTCTGAAACCGATCACCTTGCTCGCCAAAAAGTTATTCTTTCGGCGCGCAACCCAGCCCTGCAAGCTGATGGAAGTTGGTCTAAGCACAAAGCTAAAGGCCAATTTGTACTTCCCATCACTCTTGCCGATGGCTCGGTTAGCTATTGTGTTGCTCGTGTGGAAATCGAATACCATCCTGAAGCGTCTACGGCGAATGTCGCAGAACTTCGTGAGATGGGTGCTCAGATCTTGATTGATTCTGAGTTCGACAACGTTGCGATTGCTGGCACTTTGCCTTCATAACAACGACACGTAGTAACATCTAGCCAAAGGTGATTGTATGCTATCAAAAAAGAAGCATAAGAAACGTCGAAAACACTCGACTGTCGACCTTGAACCCCTTATGCAGGGAGTCAAGGAAGCTTTGGTACATGACTTGTCCAGCCAGGATCTCGGCCGGATTTGCCAAAGGTACGAACGCGGTTGTGACGTCCCAGGTTCTCTGGGATGGCCACCTTACATGTTTAAGAGGCTCCAGCAACTCCGGAACTTCGATAAACGTGTGATTTGGCGCAAAGACAAATCCTTTAAAGATCTTGCCGACGAAGCCATGTTAGGCTTCCTGGCAAGTCAGGATACGTTTTTGCTTCCTCAACCAATGAGTTGGCGAGCATCGCTCGTTCTCCACCGCGCAGCTGAACTTTGCCATGCTGTTCTAGGCGAATTCAGTTACGACGAGTGGTTCGACTCATGTTCGTACGGGAAACGTGCTGCGTTAGATCTGCCGCGCGCGCGAGCGTATTTGGACGAACGTGTTTATAGTTCGTCTGGAACGCAAGCGCAACACGCCGCATTTAACGAGTGCCTTTCGCATGATGTGCATCTCCTTCGGGCGGTGCGCACGAAGAAAAGACTTAGAAAGGTCTTTTCAAAGATCAAAGCGACTGCGGTACCAAAATCCTTCAAGAGTGCCCGAATTATTGCACCAGACACCATCCTTGGCGGTTTTCTGTCAAGGGGGTTAGGTGCTGTGATAAGGGATAAGCTCGAGAAGGAAACCCATATCGACCTGTCAAAACAACAGGACCGGCATCGCCGGTGGGCGCAGAAGGCTTCAGTTACGGGCCGCACTGCAACCATTGATATGAGTAAAGCCTCAGACAGCTTTGTTTGGGAGCACATCGTCGCACTGGTGCCACCTTCGTGGCATCCAGCGCTTCAGTGTGTGAGGACGGAGATAGTAGATGTAAAGCTATCTTCCGGAGTGGAGCTTTCGGCCCGTTTGCGATCGTACATGCTTATGGGCTCTGGCCACACTTTCCCACTTCAAACGCTGCTGTTCTGGTGCTTAGCGGAGGCCACACGTTCCTTGATGAATATCAAGGGTAGGGTATCGGTGTATGGGGACGATATTATGATCCCCGTACGGACGTCAACCGCTTTTATAGCCATTATGTCGGAACTCGGTTTTACGATTAACTCTGAAAAGAGTTTCTTCGACGAACCTGACCCCGACAGACCATCACAGACTTTCTTTCGAGAGTCCTGTGGAGGCGACTATAAAGGTGGAATTGATGTCAGACCGTACATGCCTGAGTGTGACTTACAAGAGAATGGGAATGTGCCGCCCAACGAATTTGTTGGATGGTGTCACAAGATGATCAACGGCCTTTTAGACCGTTGGGAACCTTGGGAGCTCCCCGTTACTCTTGGCTTTCTCCTTCGTACTCTAGATAGTAGGACTAAAGCAATATGCTTCGTCCCGGCGTGGGAAGTTGATCACGCTGGGATTCGGCATTATCTGCCTCCGGACCTAACATTTGGATATGAGGTTTCTCGTGTAACATATGAGAAGTCTCACCCCTCTTACTGGAAGCTCGTTTTTAGTGAAAAGAAACGAGCACGCCGGCTGAGGGAACGTCCGTATGTCTGGTACGCCTACTTTCTGAAACGCAACAATGCAGCGCCGCGTTTCAAGCTACCGGTACTGCACGAGTTACTCCGTGAGGAGCAAATTCGGGCAAGAAGGATAGCAGAGTACGAGTCCGAGGTTTCCCTGAATGGGGAACCGAATCGGGCTCGGAAGGGTCAGTACCGCTGGGTAAACTTTGGCCCCGGTAACTGGAAATAGCCGTTACTTGCAAGAACAGCATCTCGAGTTTGGGATGGCTGCGCTTCGTTAGCACAGACCTCGTACCCAC